GTTGTTCAGGACATAGGCAGCCAAGAACCCGGCAACGGTCACCACAAGATTGAATAGTTGCTGGTTTTCCATGACTACTCCGGTGCGGGTTCAACAGCCTGCTTGGCTTCTTTTTGGATGGCCTCAATCAACTGGAACACCTCTTGGTACGGGCGTGCGCCAAGGTAGCCAAGGATGGCGTTCAGTAGAGGGGTGGAGATGGCAATCTTGTCGTTCATGCTTGCGCCTCTGAGGTTTCAGCCGGAGTTTCTGCTACAGGTTCCACAACAGGCTCAACCACAGGCTCCACAACAGGCTCAGGGATGGGGCGCAGGTCGCCTTGTACCCACACGCCTTGCTCTTGGTTCCATGTGTAGAAGTACGCATCCTGCGGCATATCCACGGGCGGCTTCCACAGCCATGTGCCTGTATCCAAGACCCAGTTGTCAAAGGGCTGCGGCGCAATAAACACATCGTTCACATCATCGTAGGCGTAGCCGATGCCAGCGTAGTTGCCGCGCAATGGACGGCCTTCGGGGTGTTGCCCGCCATGCGTGTTGTAGCTGGTTTGTACCCAGCCGTGACCAAAGATGCCTGAGTCAATGACGTCTTGTTCAGCGACGATGACCCTAGCAACTACTCCGTTTTCTACTTGCGCGAAATGTGCCATATTTACTCCTTATGCCGTGTAAGTACCAGAACTTGTGTATTTTAAAATGGTGTTTGACCCGCTTGTCGTAACCGTTGGTGAGCCTGTGGTTGTACCTGAGTATCGTGATGTTGGAATAGAAAGAATGACAACACCTGAACCGCCAGCACCTCCTGTATTTGCACCAGAAGAGGCTGTTCCACTACCACCACCGCCAGTATTTGCAGTTCCACTATTTCCTGTGCCAGACCCACTAGGACACGATGCCCCACCACCAGCACCACCAGTGCCACCATTACCTGTGCTATATGTACCACCACCACCACCGCCAGCATAGGTGACGCTACTTCCTGTTATGCTGTTTGCACTGCCAGCACCGCCGTTTCCACCAGCAGAACCAGAACCATTAGCACCTACCGCAGAAGCACCGCCGCCACCGCCACCGCCATAAGAACCAGCAGTAGGTGAGCCAGCACCACCATTATTACCTTGTCCAGATGTTGCTGTGCCACCAGCACGTTCGCCAGAAGCCGTACCAGAGCCGCCACCACCAGAGCCGCCAGAAAGACCAGCATTGGAATTACCACCGCCGCCACCGCCACCTGTAGAAGTTATTGAAGAAAATACAGAATTTGAACCAGTAGTTCCGTTTGCATTAGTGGCACCGCCGCCACCGCCAGCGCCTACTGTTACTGTGTATGTAGTACCCGAAGTTAAAATAAACCCCGATGCTGTTTTATATCCTCCAGCACCTCCAGCACCACTAACAGAACCCGTCGAACCGCCAGCGCCGCCACCACCACCAGCAACTACCAAGTATTCAACGCCATAACCAGGGCCAAGAGTGCCCGATGTGGTGAATGTGTGGATGGTGTTTGTACCATCAGACGTGACAACGCCGCCACCGAATTGCTGTGCGCCAACGTAGGAGATGATTACGACACCGGAGCCGCCTCCATACGCCACACCACCGGGGCCACCGCCACCGCTACCGCCTCCTGTGTTTGCCGTGCCAGCCGCGCCTCCAGAAAGATAAGCACCTGTGTTGGCAAATCGTGCGCCATTGCCCCCGCCACCGCTACCGCCTGTTCCTGCTGTAGCACTATTTCCCACACCACCACCACCGCCGCCAGCGTAGTAGGTCGATGTCCCAGAAATAGATGAGGCAACGCCGATACCGCCATTACCGCCGCTTGACGATGTGTTGGCTGGGCTTACGCCAACGGCTCCTGCGCCACCACCACCCCCAGAAGGATAGTTAGGAGATGTACCCGGCGAATTGCCACCAGCAAAACCTTGTCCTGCTGTTCCTGATGCGCCTGTCAAAAAAGCCGCTGTTGAACCGCCGCCGCCACCAGAACCGCCTGTTGATGCCGCGCCCGCGCCGCCGCCGCCCGTAGCTCCACCACCACCACCAATAGCGGTTGTTGGTACAGCGCTAAACGATGAATTGCTGCCTTGGTTGCCTTGCAGGCTAGACCCTCCAGCACCACCAGCGCCGACAGTTACTGTGTAAGAAAGCGTTGGGTTAAGCGTTGTCGTGCCTGTGAGTAACCCGCCAGCACCGCCACCACCTGATACATAGCCGCCGCCTGTTCCTCCACCAGCAACTACAAGGTAGGTAGCCGTGACGGACGATATGCCCGTCCACCCAAAGGCAGCAAGTGCAGCGGCTCCGATTTTTGAAAGGCGTGGCATCGGTTATCCCTTATGCGAACTTGGTCTGCGAGGCCAGCACAACGTAGGTAGCACTCCCGGTCTTCTGAATTACATACGAATAGCAGTCAGTGGAGCTTGCGTTGCCGCTGGTGGGCGCAAAGCCGCCTTGCCACTTTGGGGTCACCGATGTGCCGTCAATCGTTACGGCAGAGTTGTAGTAGGCCGTGGAGCCATTGGTGACGAGGAACGTAGCGGACAGAGATTCGCCAGTAGACATCACGGCGTTCAGGGTCGTGCCGCTGGAACCACGGAAGTTCAGCGTCCAGTTGCCTGATGCGTTGCTGGTGTAGTACAGCACGGACTGCGTGGTCACATCGTAGTTGATGGTTCCGGTTGCCGCAGTCGCGGAGATGGTGTCCGTCTCCAGTATGTTGGAGGTCTTCATGTCAGCGTTGGATGAAGTGCCCGCAAAGGTCTGGAGGGCAGTGAATGTGGTTGCTGTTCCGGGTGCAACATAGTCAGTACCCGCTGTTGCGTCAGTGAAAGCAGATGTGCCGTTGCCCTTCAAAACTCCAGTCAGCGTGACGGCCCCGGAGCCACCGCTTGCGACTGGCAAGGTGCCCGTGGTCAACGCAGAAGTGGATGTTGCATACACCGCGCCGCCAGAAGTGAACGAAGTCAATGCCGTTCCGCCAGAAGCCGTAGGCAGTGTCCCGGTTGTCAGCGCGGAGGTTGATGTTGCATACACCGCGCCACCAGAGGTGAACGAGGTCAAGTTTGTCCCGCCGTTGGCAGTAGCCAGCGTCCCAGCAACAGTCACAGCGCCCGTGGTGACCGTGGATGGCGTCAGGCCAGTCGTGCCAAACGTGATGGAGCTGACGTTGGTCGTTGCGGCGTTGCTTGCCAACAAGGTCACCACGTTGCTGCTGTTCTTGTAGTACAGCTTGCCGTCTAACGTGTTGAGCGCAAGCTCTCCTGCGACAAGGTTTGCGGCCAGCGGAACCGCCGACGCCGTGGCGCTGTAGTAGATGGATATAGGTGTAAACCCCGCTTGGCTCATAATGCAATCCTTTTAAAAACATACCCGTGATGGCTTTTTCTTTTGCCCATTACGCATTTGTAAACATGACCAGTAGAAAAATTATTATTAGTCATTTCTTTTGCGCCGTTTAAAATTATTTCATTGCCAGTTAAAATATTGGTAGCAATAATAATTCCTTGGCGGTTTCCAAGTTTGGAAGATACACCCAGCCTAGATTTTTTAATCTTTTCTTTTGTTTCTACGCTGTGTGTTTTCCCAAGCATTGATTGTTTGCCAATGTGTTTTTCGGAATTTTTTCTTTTTGCTTCTTCAGTATGATTTTTACCATAAAAATGATTGTTTTTGCCCGAATGGGCTATTTTCATTTTTTGTTTGGTTTCTTCCGAATGTTTAACGCCACGCTTTAAATCTCCGTTGCGTTTTTTTTGCTCTTCAGAATGCTTGTATCCAAAAACTCCGTCCCCGCCCATAGTCAAGTTGTACCCTGACGGAACAATGGTGTTGTGCTGAATAATCAACTGCTTCTCAAGCTCTTTAAGGCCATCAACATTGGCAAGTGCGGATGCCAGAACCGTAATTTCAAATGAATCTGCACCGTATTTTTGAATGGCTTTTGACAACAGCTTGCCGCAACTATTTGGGACAAAGCGATGCTCGTACCAGCGACGGCCAACAGACCGCGTTGTAATTCCAATGTAGCCCTTGCCATTGAGTCTATTTTGGATAAGGTATGCCTGCATCAAAACGTACCTCCGAAGATTCCAGTTGTGGCAGTCACAGTCGTGAAGTTGCCAGTCGTTGGAGTAGTGGCCCCAACAGTACCGTTGATGTTAATTGATGCAGTGCCAGTCAGGTTGGTCACAGTGCCGCTGGTTGGTGTGCCAAGTGCCCCGTCAAACAACACAAAAGCCCCAGCGGAGCCTGTGTTGACGGCCAGCGCGGCAGCCACGCCAGAACCGAGTCCGGTGATGGAGCCAACTGCCGGGGTGACCGTGGTGTTCCCGGCCAGCGTCAGTTGGCCCTGCGCGTTGACGGTAAACGTGCCGACCTGCGTGGCCGAACCATACGCGCCAGCAGTGACCGCCGTGTTGGTGATGCTGAACTGGCTTCCGGTGAGGGTCAGGCCCGTGCCTGCGGTGTAGGTTCCTGCGCCAGAGAACTGAATCCAAGTTACCGGGCTTGTTCCGACAACGGTGACCGGGTCGGTCTGCACCCATCCGGTGTTGGCGTACAGGGTTCCGTTGGTCACAAACGTGAAGTCACCGCTTGCCATTTCTGCTGCGGTGTCAAAGTCAGTTGCGCGGGTCAGAACTGTGCCGCCAGTGGCCCATGTGTAGATGCCGTTGTTGGCCGATGTGACTTCGTTCTTCACCAGCACACGGTCACCGTTGAGCAGCGTGTAGCCATCCAACGTGGTCAGGGCGACAGACAGGGTCAGGGTCGCACCAACTCCAGCCGTGCCGTTGTTGTAGGTCACCGTGCCGCCCGTGATGGAGGCAAGCGTACCTGTCGTTGCCGCCGCAGAAGGAGCATGGACATGGAGACCCTCGGCCACTGCGTCCACATACTGCTTTGTGGCAAGTTGCAGGGCGGATACAGGGTCTTGGGTGACGGCCACCGAAGTGAGTCCACCCAAAGTCAGGCTGGTAGCGCCAAGGCTGATGGCCGTCGTTCCGATGGTCACCGCGCTGTTGGTCAGGCTGGCGTTGGCAATGTTGGTCAGCGTGTTGCTTGAGCCGCTGATGGTCTTGTTGGTCAGCGTGTCGGTGGTGTCCCGTCCAACCAAGGTGTCGGTGGTAGTCGGAAGCGTCAGTGTGCCCGTGTTGAGGATGGTTGCAATAACCGGGGCCGTCAGCGTCTTGTTGGTCAGCGTTTGGGTGCCCGTCAGGGTCACCACGGTGCCGTCGATGGAGATTGTTCCAGTGGAGGTGATTGGGCCACCCGTAAGGCCCGTACCCGTAGCGACGGACGTTACACCCGAGCCAGCGGCCAGCGTCTGCCATGAGCCGTTGATGTAGCCCTCAAACAGACTGATGGTCGTGTTGTACCGAATCATCCCGTTCACGGCAACAACTGGGCGGTCTCCAGTGGCTCCAATTGGGAGAGTGGCGCTGGCAACACCCGGCAGCACTGGGTTGTCGGCTAAGGAGATTGTTGGGGAGCCGCCTACCGCGTTGCCGTAGGTCACCGTAATCTGGTCAGTGGTGCCTTGAAGGGCCACCGCGCCCACCCCACCAGCCGTGGTGATGGTCAGAAGGCCGTTGGCGCTCAGGTTTGCAAGGTTGAGGGGCGCTCCGTCCAAGGTGATTGTTGGGTCACCGGATACACCGCTGCCGTTGGTGATGGACAGGCCAGCGTTAGAAACAGCGATAGAACGGGGCGTAATGGCCGTTGCAGACGTTTTTACCTGAAAGCCAGTGCCAGAGTTCACCAGCGACAACAAAGCGCCTGTGGTGCTGATATTGAACAGCCCTTGGGCACCGCCATCGGTGATGGTCAAACCGTTGGTGACGCCGACGTAGCGGCTGTTTGCCAACTGCGGGGTCTGGGTGACTGTCAGGTAGGTGTAGGTCTGGACAGGTGAGCCAGCAAGGGCCGCAGTCGTGGTCTGTACCGTGACCCCGTTTTGAACGATGGGTACGAGTTCAGAGCCAGTAATTGCTCCAGCCTGTGGCAGTTGGGTAATTGTGACTTGTGCGGACATTATGTACTCGTATTGCTAGGTGGGCTGGGTGCAATCGTATCCTTGTTCCCCGTCTGAGTAGGCGTCTGCGTGTTCTGCTCGGTGGAGATGTACAACTCGCTGTTGCCGCCAGTCAGCAGGTAGTCATCGTTCGCCGCAACGCTTGCGTCTGGACGCGGGAAGCGGATGGTGATGCGCTCTGTTTTCCTTGCGGGCAAACGGTACGGGTCAATCTGGTCTGCGCAGCCTTCGTTGCACACCCGCAGGCCGGGGAAGTTGGGGTCATTCCTCATCACCGAATGGGCACGCTTCATCTTGCACCTGTCGCAGATGGCAATGGACAGGGTGGAGTTTCCAAGGGTGTCAAGGAAGATGGGCATTACCGTGTGTAAACAGAAATGTTGGGCGCAAAGTAGATTGGCGACTTGTCGCGCTCTTCCTCTTCGGCCATCGACAGGTACTTTGCAGCCTGCCCTTCAAGGTACTGAATTTTGTTCAAGTCCACGCCGGGCAATTCCTGCGACATCTGGTGCGACAACATGCACAAGACGGCCATGTACCAGCGCTGTGGCACTTCCAGTTCGCCGTACAGGTCGCCCACATCCATGATTTGGCGCGAGTACCACACCGTCATTTGGTAGAAGGCGTTCTGCGGGGTAGGCCACAGCCAGATTTGCGACTGCGGGATGGTGCGGTTGAACCAGAACTGGAACGGCTGGTTGGCCGTGAAGTTCTTGTTGGGCAGGTTGGTGTAGTCGTCGCGGTTCAGGCGCGACATGGTGATTTCGGTGGAGTTGTTGCCGAAGTACAGTTCACGCAGACTCAGCGTGGTGCCAGAGTAGGCGCGGATGCGGTAGAAGCCGACGTTCTGCCCGTTGTCAATGTCCGTCCACACCCATTCGTTGTTGACCACGACGATGCTGCCCAAGTCCACAAGGGTCTGCCATGTGCTGCCGTCAATCGAGTATTCGTAGATGATTGACCATGTGCCAGACGCTGCGGGCAGGAAGCCAATGGAGCCAACGTAGATGGGGTTGGCCGTGCCAAAGGTGACCGAGATGTTGCCGTTGGCCGATGTCTGGGTGCAGATGGTGTCCACATCGCCGTCGTACAGGTTGGCCGTTGTGCCGCCAGCAGACGAGGTGTACGAGCCATTGGGCCTGTCCATGTAACGGTACAGGGCGTTCAGGACATCGTTGCCACCCAGTGGCAGGTCGTAGATGTACTTGTCCGCCGTGAAGCCGTAGACCTTCTTGTCGATGGCCCAGTATTGGATGCCGATGTTGATGAGGTTGGACAGCAGGAAGAACAGCGACTCGCGGGCAGACAGCACCTGCTCCGAAGTCAGTTCTTCCGCCAGCTTGCCGCAGCGCCGAGCGCCGTGGTCAATCAGGGTCTGTACCGTGATAACGGTAGTGCCAGTGGTTCCAGAGTAGGCCATGTCTTACCAAGCAGGAGAGGATTTGTTTTTGGCGGTGGTGCTGACCCGGCAACTGCCCAAGTCAATCTTGCCGCCCTTCTTGAACTCACGCGGAACCATGCGCTCAAAGGCGCTTTCTGGTTGTCTTGCGCCAGACCTGAACATGGCCGGGTCTTCATCTTTGGCAATGGATGCCGCAGGAGAGTCTTCCTTAAACAGCTTTTTAGCTATGGCTCCAGCCACGGGACGAGCGGCGCTCAATGCTCGGCCAGCAGGGTGCATAGATGCCAGCCCCAAACCAGCCTCAAGAACAGCTTCCTTGTCTACGTCCTTGTAAAGCTGCACGCCGCGCCCTTGGTCAACCAAGGAGCGTGCTTTGGCAGTCTTTGGCGCAGGCTCTTCTTTTGGGTAAGTGGCACCCTCGCGTCTGACAATCTTTGAATCGTCCTTGACGCTTGGGTTGCGGGGCTTGTTGACGCCAAACTCTGGCGCACGGGACAGCCCCTTGTCTGCGTTCAGCAGGTCGCGCAGGGTCTTGTCGCTGCCGTACTCGGACTGGAAGTCAGCAAGCTCCTTTGCGGAGACAACAGCTTTCCCGCTCACGACTTTGCGGTCAGGGTTGGGTTTGTACGCCATGATTGCTCCTTACCAGCCGGGACAATTCCACCGTTGCATCGAAGCCCTTGCGCGGCTTCCTTTCTCACTTTTCTCAGCTACTGGCCCCATTCGAGCGCAGAAAGAATCGCGCCGTGAGCCACCTTCTGGCTGTGGAGCCTTCAGGTTGGAACCAGTCTCACGATTGTACTTCTCGCGGCCCTTTGCGGTCAGACCAGCGCCTTGTTTGGCGGGCAATTTTTCACCACGGCCAATAGCTAAAGATGGGTTCTTTTTTGCCATGATTTACCAGCAAGACTTTGTGACCTTGCCGCCTGTTTTTACTTTGGCTGTTTTGGCTGACTGCTTGAAGGCATCAGCCGTTGGCGCACCTTTGCCGCCCACTCGGCGCATTTTTTCGCCAGAGCCCTCAGCGATTCGCTCACGTTTTGCATGAATGTTCGCATACAGTCCACCTTCTTTCATTTTGTCGGCCTTGACGAACTCCTTGCCGACCTTCTGCGGGACGCCACCAAACCCGCCCTTGGTGTGGGCCGCAGCCGCCATCAGGCGGTGCTGGGCAGCAGATTTGCTGGGCATGATTAGCCGCAGAAAATTGTGACTGCCGCGTTTGCTGGAAGCGTGACGTGGATGTTTGTGGTGAACCGAATACCGTTGCCGGGTATTAGCGTTGAAATTGGTGTTAACGGAGCAACAGGAATGTTTACGCGCAATCGCTCAGTTCCAGATGCCCCGCCATCACGAAACACAATCTCACCAGCCGTCCCACCGGGTGCCAGTTGATACCCAGCAAGGTTTGCCGCGCCTGCGTAAATAACGCCAGTTGCGTCATTGTGTTCCGAAAATACATTGGTCAATGTTGACATTGAAATCTCCAAAGAAAGCGGGGGCCGAAGCCCCCACTCGTTTTTAACAAACGCTTCCGCCGCGTTTCTTTCCGGGGGAGACCGTCACAGACTCCTTGGTCTTGGTCACGCTCTCAGCGCCTTTTGGCATAAGGTAGTCTTTTGCCTTGCCATAAAGCTCTTTGACCATGCCAAGCGGGTTCAACGCCTCTTCAAGCTCACGGCCTGCCTTGTCGCTGACAGCCTTGGGGTCTTTGACCACATACTTGTCGTTGGGCGAACCGCCATCCTTCAGCTTCATCTGGTTAGCAGGGCCATATTTCAGGTTGCTATCCATCTTGGCTTGACGCATCGCGGTAGCGTTTTCCATCTTGTTGACAGCCTGCAACTTGCGGTTACCCGGAGCGACTTTGCCGCCCTTTTTGTAGGTTCCAGCCAATTGCGTGACCATCACAGGAGAAGGGATAGGCTTGCGACCTTGCGGCATTGCCACGGCAGAACCAGCGCTGTTAACACTGCCCCCCGTGGCGAAGTGCTTTTTTGTTGCACCTCCGCGCTTGTAGCCTCCAGCATTGCTATCACGCACGCCGCCAGTCATGGCTGGTGCGTTGTCGTACCGTGCCGTGTCCATCATGGTCGTTGCGGGCGTGCCAGAGGTGCTTTCCGAAGGAATCATGCCGCCAGTTGCGTAGCCAGCTTGGCCCTTCACAACGCCGCCAGTTGCCATCTTCTTCATGGCTCCGCCGTTCTTGAACCCGCCAGCGTTGCCGTTCTTCACACCGCCAGTTTTGGCAGGCGACTTGTCAGCTTTGGCTTGGTGCATCATGGTGGTAGCAGGCGTACCAGAAGTCGTCTCGCTGGGGATTGCTCCGCCAGTGGCGTACTTCTTCATCTTGCCGCCCTTTTTCAAGGCCAGCTTGGTGCCCTTGCCGCCCTTGTGTTCTTGGGCGTCATGCTGCTTGAAGGCTTTCTGAATCATGGCCTTGTCTTGGGCCTTGTCAGACTTGCCACCCTCTTTCATCATGCGGCTTGCTGCCAAGCCAACAGGAGCGGAGGGGCCAGCGCCCATCGAGCGCATAGCGCGGCGACGAGCGGCCAAGGAAGGAGCCATAGGGGTAGCAGCCGCAGCAGCACCACCACGGGCAGGCATAGCGGCCATAGGGGCAGGTGGCGTACCACCCATCATGCCGCCATCAGCCTTTTTGACGCTGCCGCCTTTTTTGAGCTTCAGTTCGACTGAAGGCTCAGTGGTCATCATTTTGACCATCGGTTTGAATTGGCCCATGATTTACTCCTTATGCTTGAGTTACGCCGAGGGCACCAACGCGGGTAGCGTTCGGGCCGACTGCAATGGCGGGAAGCAGGATACCCATCACGGTGCGAACGAGGCCGTTCGACGCGGTGGCGGGAACGTAGGTGCCGCGAACGTCACCAGTGGTCGTGGTGGCGGTGTTGGTGTCAGCAGCCACAAACGTACCAGCGTCTTGCGCCAGTGTGCTGTTGCTCTTGACGCTTGCAACGTAGGCCACATTGGTCACGCGCACAGGGATGCCAAGGATGTCGGTGGTGCCCACTGCAACGGTTCCGCCCACAGCACCGGAGGTGGTGATGGAGGTCACGATGTAGAACGCCTTCAGGCCGCTCACGGTGGTGGACTGGGTCGTGCCAGTTGCAATCACCTCGCTCATGGCCTGACCGTAGTAGTCAAAGCCGCTGATGGTGATGTTGCGGTTGGCGATGGTTCCAGCGCCGATGGTGATGATGAGTGCGCGGGGCACATCCAGTGCATAACCGATGGAACCAGTGTTCAGCGTCACAGCCTTCACGGAAGTGCCAGCAGTCAGCGTGAATGCGCTGGTGGGAGACTGAGCCGTGGCAAGGTTGTTGGCAATCTTGGTCTGGGGCACAACGTCCCAGACGTAGATGCGACCCAGCGGGCCGATACCCAAGTCCATCGGGGCGGGGTTCTCAAAGGGCACATTGCCGTGCAAGGTCAGCGCAGTCGTGTTGGCAACATTGATGGCTTGGTTCAGGGTGTAAGTGCCAGTGCCGCCTTGACCAGTGCCAAAGGCAGTGATGTAGGTGCCGTCAGCAACGCTGGTGCCGTCAACGTACATGCCGACCACGATAGGTGCGCCGAAGCCCACTGCGGTCACGGTCAGGGTGGAAGAGGAAGCTCCGCCGCTGCCGCCAGTAGCGGTAGTGGAGTAGTTGCGAAGGCCAGTACCCATGTAGGTCTGCGCCGGGCCTAGGAATAGGTCGTCTGAGAATGAAGGCATGGTCTGCTCCTTGAAAAGTTTGACCGATGTTGAAAAATGTTAGGGGGTGGTCAAGGCCCAGCCCCCCAAAGCCTTTTGACTTTACAGTCCGGGCGTACCGTACATGGCGCGTGGGTCGGTATATCCGGGGATATAACGCTCAGTTGCCTTGTAGCGCATCGAGTCAGTCTCGAAGTCGCCTTCCATCGTCTTCTCCAGCTTGC